ACCTGCCCGGCCGGCCAGTGGCCGCAGGTCTTCACCAGCATCCCCACGGGCTATTACGCGCCGGCGGTACCGCCCTTGGCCGTGTACGGGTCAGTTTCCCCGGGCGGAAGCGCCGAAGGCGGCCAGGCGATCATCGTCGGCGGCGGGTACATCAACAAGTGCCTGGGCCGCAACGGCTGGGCGATCCAGGTCACTTACATCAACGGCTGGCCGCACTGCTCCCTTACCGCAGCCGTCGCGGCGGGGGCTACGACGATCTCGGTCAATGACACCACGGGCTGGGCGATCACCAGTTACTACGGGACCACCGGGGCCACCGGCAGGGTCGTGGACTCCGGGCAGCAGGAAGCCGCCCACGTCACCACCGCGTCCGTGACCTCAGGGCCCGGGACGCTCACCCTGTCCTCGCCGCTGAACTACCCGCACCAGGCCGGGACGCTCTTCACCACCATGCCCGCATCCGTCGAGCAGGCGTGCATCTACTTCTGCACCGCCGAAGCCCTCACCCGGGGCGCGACCTCCACGACGATCCACGCGGTCGGGGGGGCGGCGCAGTCCTCGAACGGCGGGGCACGGGAACTCATCGAAGAAGGCGAACTGCTGATCCACGCGTTCCGCAGGACAATCTGAGGAGGCTCCATGGCCAGCAGGCGGACAGCAGCCCACTGTCACAGGCGCGGCGCCCACCACGCGCGGCGGACCGGCGGGATCGTGCGGCAGGAAGGCCAGTCGAAGTCCGAGGGGCCAGACGATTCCCCGAGGGCAGCCAAGGCGACTAAGGCGCAGAAGGCACGGCGGGCCTGAATGGGGCTCGTCGTCGTTCAGCAGTTCCTCATCTCGCTGCTAGACGGCCTTGAACTGCCCTACAACGTCCCCGCCGCCAAGGCCTACATCACGCCCCCGGACCCCCGTGTCCAGGCGAAAGTGCCCGCGATCTACATCTGGCCATCCGACGGGATAGAGAACCGCTCCGCTGAGCTCGGCGGGACCGTCCCCCGGAATAAGGGACCAGGCACGGCGAGCGGCACTAAGGGCTTGAAACACCAGATGGATGTCTACGTGACGTGGTTCTCCTCGAACTCGGGAAAGCAGCAGGACCCTGTGTTTCCGGCGATAGTCGACACCGTGATGATGGCGCTGCGGTACAGCATGCCGAACCCGTACAAGGCCACCGACCCGGCAACGAACCTGACCTCAAGCATCTACAACACCGGGGAAGAAATGCGGTATCGCACAGGCGTCGAGGCCACCGCCGACGAACGCTGGCTCCGGTACGACGCGCTCATCCAGGTGAGCATCTGGGAAGAAATCAACGCTTAGACAGGAGCGGTGTGCGCGTTGCCTACACCGGCCATGAGGCCCTCACGTTCAACGACTACACCGACCTGGCGACGGAGAAGACGCTGCACGCCGAACCGGGCGGGGTGTATGACATCGCGCCCGCGTCGGGGCATGGGGTCCCGGAGGTTCCCGAGCCGTGGTTCGTGGCGGTCGCCCCGGTTCCCGCGGCCGTGACGTGGCCAGCGGAACCAGACGCCATTCCCGAACCTGAGACCGCTCCCGAGCTGGAACCGGCCCCGGAGCAGGACCACCCAGAGGGCTAGGCGGAATCCGCAAGCCTCCTCTCCATGTCAGAGCGACGACGTGGAGGACTTAGCTTCAGTACGTCCTGCCGCCAGACACGCTTATGTGACCCCATCTGCTCAAACGGCAACTCGCCCCGCTCGCACAGATTCCGGATGTGCCCCTTGGAGCAGCCGAGCAGCGTCGCGGCCTCGACGGTAGACAGCAGGCCGGGATCGCGTACCACACGCTTCCGCGCCAAGCGCTTCACCCGGTTCGCACGCTCATGCCGCCGCCCCGACTCCCGGACGCAGTTCCGGCAGACCCGCGACCCGGCCGGGTTGATGTAGGTGTTTTCCTCGCCATAGGGCAGGTCGCAGGTTCCGCAATGGTTCCGGCCAGGAACTTGCCGGTCTTGAGGTTGTAGACCCGGCCATGGCTGCTGACCTGGTAGTTCGTCCCGAAGTCAACGGGCTTCCAGAGTTCTTCTATCACTTCACCGGCATATCAGAATTTTGCTCTCAGCGGGCCGAAGAAGGGTGGCGTGTGGTCGCTCGGTTCATTCTCGGGATTTCGCTTGAAAGGGAGGGCCTGCGATGAGCCTAGGGGGCCAGAATATATATCCGAGCGTTATCTCGTGGCTCGGCGTCGCGCGTGAGCTTACGGCGGGAATACCGCTCGTCCCGACCATCACCCACCCGCTGGAGCAGAACCAGTTCGAGCCTGAGGACATGCCGAAGTTCCTCAAGGACAACGCGATCCGCGGGTCGATGACGGACCTGTTTTACGAGACTCTCGGCGTGGAGTCCGCCCAGTTCTCCTTCGGCGGCCCGAACTTCCTCGACTCGCACGGATATTTTTTCGACAACGTGTTCGGGGACCTGTCCACGGTCGGGTCCGGCCTCGCGAACCCGTCGACCACCAGCGGCGTCCTGCCGGTCGGCAGCACCAACATGACCCTCGCCGCCGCGCCGCCCGCCCAGTACACGGCAGGTGCGACCATCCAGGTCGGCGCCGGCGCGACCGCTGAGGTCGTCATCATCAGTGCCACCGCCGCATCTAACGTGGTCGGCTTCGCCAGCTACCCGCTGCGGTTCACCCACCCCACCGCGCAGACCGTGCAGACCGCCGGCACCCCGTTCACGCACAAATTCGCCGCCCTCAACTCCCCGCTCGGTTACGGCGGCGCGTACGGGGCACAGCCGCCCACGCACACTTTCTGCGACACCACCAACATCGTCAACGTCTTCACCAGCGCGACCTACGGCACCGCGCCGACCAACACCTACGGCGCGCGGCTCTACCCGTCCGCCTGCCTCAAGAGCATCGACTTCAGCGGGTCGGCTGAAGCCCTTCTGAATATAAAAATGATGGGGGACGCCTGGCTTTCCCAGGTCGCAGGCACCGCCATCACCAATGTCACGACGAACTCCCGGCCGATCCCGAACTGGAACACCACCGTCGTCGTCGCAGGCAACACGGTGTCCTCATCGAACACCTACAACGGCATCGGGAATTTTTCGATCAGTTTCAAGCGCACCAACCAGGTGTACTGGACCGTGCAGGGCGTTCAGAATCCTTATGTCATCGCCCGCGGGCCGCTGAACATGGATGGCTCCATTGAATGGGACCCAACAAACTCGGAAATGCCTCTCGATCTGATGCTGCTAAACGCCCAGGCTCCGATGAGCATTACCGTTACCAATAGCGGTATTCCGAACTCGGGAACGCCTTTCACGCTTACCTTTACTGCGAGCCAAGTGGCCAACATCAAGAGCAAGATCATGCGCAATAAGCCCTTGATCGGCTACACGAATAGTATCGAAGGCGTCGCAAACAGCACGGATGTGGGCGGATCGGGTGGTTTGGGGCCAGGCACCATAACCCTCGTAAACAATACCGCAACGTACTAAATCGGACATCCAGCCCAGGCGGCCACGCTGGGCTGGATGTCCGGCACCCTATGCCGCGCCAGGCGATGCCTTCAGTACGGCCAGTTCGGCGGCAAGGGCGTCCCGCTCCTTAACGATCGCCTGTATCTCCAGAGTCATCTTGGACACCTTCCTCTGGTTCAGGCCCTGCTCCGACATAGTGCTCCAGCGGACATTGCCGGGCTCGTAATTTCCGTCGTTGCCGGGCCATCGGTCGAGGGAGTACAGGGCGCGGCCGGACTCGCTCACTCCTTCCGGGCGCAGGCCGATGCTCGCCCCTCAGTAAACATAAAGAAAGGTAGGCGCGAATGCCGCGTATCGAATTGCCCAGTAAGCAGGCCGACGGGACCGCGAACTGGGTTGAGGTTGCTAACCCGGATGACCTGATGGCGGAGACCTTGATGGCCATCCACAGGGCTGTCAGGATCACCTCCGGGGCCAATGGGGAGACCTCGTACTCCCCGAAGGAGATGGAGGACGACTCTGCGGCTGCTTTCCTCGGTTTCGCGATCACCGCCTGGTCGTTCCCGGCGCCGATCCCGTCGCAGAACAGTTTCGTCGCCGCTGACCGGGCGTGCGGCAAGGCGATGAACGGCAAGGACTGGTCGTCGCTGAAGAACCAGGTGAAGCCGCTGATGGATGAGCTTGAGGGTGTCGGGGATGACCCAAAACCGCTGCCGGCCAGCTAGCGAAGCTGTTCCTGTGGCAGTGGCAGAAGCGTGACCCTCGGTTTGCTCCGGATCCGCCGAGGGGTTTCCCGGCGGAGATGATGCTGTACCGCAGGTTCGCGAAGGCGTACGGGTGGGCGCCGGAAGTGGTGCGGCGGCTGCGGGTGGGGGAGTTGTTCTGGCTTCCGGTGATCGAAGAGGCCGAGGCCGCGGCGGTTGAGCAGATCCAGGCAATGCAGGACAAATGAATAGGAGCCGCGAGTGAGCCCTGCCGGGATGCTTTATCCCCTGCTCGTGAAGGGGGGTGATGCCTAATGCCCAGGATCCTTTGGCACAGTTGCGCGCCGTGGAGTCCATCGGGCTATTTACGGAACCCAGAGTGCGATCTGGACGCAGAAGCTGGCCGAGATGGGCCACGAGGTGATCATCAGCACCTTCTGGGGGCTGTCGGGGACTCCGATCCAGTGGAACGGGCTGACGGTCCTTCCCGGCTTCGGGCCGGGTTACTGTTCTCCGTCGCTGGCGCAGCACGCGAAGCACGTGAACCCGGACCTGGTGCTGACTCTCGGGGATGTGTGGGTGCTGGACCCGAACGTGATCCGGGAACTCCCGGTGGCGCACTGGCTGCCGTCGGACTGCCGGCCCATGAGCACGGCGGACCGGGGCGTGGTGGAGGCAGCGGGGCCGCAGCTGATCGCGATGTCGAGGTTCGGGGAGGCGCGGTTCAGGGCCGCCGGATTCGATCCGCTGTACGTGCCGCACGGAATTAGCTTCTCCGATTTCAAGCCCGCGGCTGATAAGGCTGCGCTGCGGGAGAAGCGGGGCGTGCCGGCGGACGCGTTCGTCATCGGCGTCAACGCGGCCAACAACGACGCGATCAGGAAAGCGGCGCCGGAGATGCTGCTGGCGTTCGCGAAGTTCCTCCAGTCCCGCCCGGACGCGATCCTGGCGCTGCATACGGGGGTCCACTGTGACGGCGGGCAGGACCTCGAGGTGGTCGCGGAGAACCTCGGGATCACCGACAAGGTGATGGTGGTGGACCAGTACCGGTACACGGCGGGGCTGATCTCGGCGGAGGACCTGTGCGAGTGGTACAACTGCGTCGATGTTCTGCTCGCCGCGACGTACGCGGAGGGTTTCGGATTGCCCATCGTGGAAAGCATGGCGTGCGGGACGCCGGTTATCACGACGAGATGCAGCAGCATGGAGGAACTCAATCCGGACGGCATTCAAGTAGACGGGGAGCCGTTTTATAATGGTGTTCACCGGGCTTGGTGGATCAGGCCGTCGGTCACGGGGATGGTCCGGGCGCTTGAGGAAGCCTACGAGCGACGGCAGGACGTTGACCAGGTGAAACTCCGTGAGTCGGTCGCCGCGTACGAGGTGGGCAACGTGGCGGAAAAGCACATGGGGCCTGTCGTGAATAAGCTGCTGGAGCGGATGGCGGCGCGGAGGCCAGTGGCGGCCTGAATGGTCGCTTCATATCTTCGCCCGGCCTTTCCTCGCCGCTGCGTTCTTTATCTTATGGCTCCTATGCCATTGTATAACACTCCTGTTCTTGAGGCGGCGCGGGAATATCCCTTTTCGGCGTTGACTGGCTGCCCGGTTGATCTGTGGGTCGCCGAGGACATGTACAGGAGTAACCCGGAGTGGGCTGCCTTGTGGCCCCTGGTCCGCCGCCGTGCCGACTTCGCGGTGTTCCTGGACCGTGGCGGCTGGGTGGCGCGCGGGGTGCGCGTGGAGGCTGAGGGGCTGCTCGCGGCGGGTAAGCGTGTGTGGTGGTTCAACTCGGGTAAGCCGACGGAGCGGTTCGGGTTCGGGCCTGCGAACCGGTCGGACTGGCAGTTCCGGTATTGCCGCGTCGGGCTCGGGTACAGGCGGCCGGTGCGCAGGACGCGGGACATGCCCCTGGAACGTGCTGAGGGGGCCGGTACGTGACGATCGACGAGTACATTGCATGGCTGGAACAATCCATCGCCAAAATCGACTACGGTGCCGCCGCGATGGCCAACGCGATGGCGGAGTACCTCGCGGACCGGGTAGCGAACGACACCCTCAGGCGCACGACCCACGCCCCCGGCGCGTATTACAAAGCGCGCCCCGGGGCACCTCCTGCGTCGGCGTCGGGCAATCTCGCCAAGAGCATGTTCACGACCCCCGCTCCCGCGTCACAGGGACTGCGGGCGACTGCCCTGGTGGGGAATAACGCCAGGTACGCGAAGTTGCTGGAGCACGGCGGGTGCGTGCTGAAGCCCACGTCAGGCAAGGTCATGCACTGGAAGGACAGCGAGGGCTCCTGGTATCACCCCCGGCTTCCCGCCACCGGGGAGTTCCCGGCGCACCCGTTCATCCAGCCGACCGTGCAGGAAGCCATTGATGACGGCTCCCTGACGCGGGTGGCCATCGAGGCGTTCCTGCCGTACGACCCGTGACCGGGAGGTGATGGGCGATGCCTGGTGGCCTGCAGGAAGTCGTCCAGCCGGTCGGGGCTGACACCTCTCGTTACAAGGCGGAATGGCTTTCGGTCCTTCCTGTTCTCAATCAGGTCAGCGCCGCCCAGAAAGAGATCATCGGGCAGGCCGGGGATATCGCGAAGGCGATGCAGGCGATGCACGGGGCGGGCGGCGGCGCTGCCGCGGCGAGCGACATCGGCAAGATGAACGCCGCGATCCGGGATCAGCTGGCGGCCCTGAGGGAAGCCCAGCCGGCCATTGCCGCCGCGCAGAAGGCGACCGGGGATTACGCGCAGGTGGTGCAGTACCTCGGCAGCACCCACGCGGATCTCGCCCCCCAGATCCGGGCGACTACCGCCGCTATCGGTGATCACGCGGCGTCGCTGCAGCAGCTCACCCGCGTCCAGGAGGCGGCCACCGATGCCGTCGCGGATCACGCTGTCGTGCTGGAGCAGGCGGCGGACGCGCACGGCAGCGGGGCTGAAACCGTCCTGGCCTACGCGACGAGCCTCGGCCTGCTGGAGAGCAAGGCCAGGAGCGCCACGAGCGCCCTCAGTGACACTGCCGCAGCCGCCACCGCCTTTAGCGGTACCGGTGGCGGGGGCGGTGGCGGCGGTGCGATGGATGCGGCGACCGCTGCGATCATCGCCCGGAACCTCACCCGGCAGGGACTGGGGCCCAACCCGGCTAGCAGCACGGGCGACCAGGCCGCGATAGCCGCCGCCATGTCCGCGCTAGGCGGAGGGGGCGGCGCGGGTGGTGCCGGGGGCGGGGGCGGTGGTGCCGGTGGAGGTGCCGGCGGGTTCGTCCCCTGGGCGGGCGGTGGCTGGCAGGCGGTCCGCTTCTGGGGGATGATGGGCGCCGAGATCGCCTCCACCGTGGTCCCCGCCGTAGTCGCCGCAGGATCAGCCGCCCTCGTCGGCGCGCAGGGGTTCGAGCAACTCGCAGGCCGGGCGCAGGCCGTCTACGCGGTCAGCGAGGCGCTCGGCACCTCGCTGAACAAGACCGCCGGGCAGTTCTTCGGCGGCGGGGACGCCCTGCAGAACGCCCAGAACGCCGCCGGGGGGGGCGTCTACGGGCTCGCCGGCGCCGGGATCAACATCCTGAAGTCCGGGGCGGGCGGCGCGTTCCTCCAGCAGGGCACGAACACCCTCGCGATGCTGGACCGGGCCGCTGCGGGCGCGGTACTGAATATCACGCAGGGGGGGACCGGCCAGAAGCTCGCCAGCGCGCTCGGCGGCGGGACCGGGTACCTGCAGCAGTTCGGGGAGATCGGCGCGAACCTCGGGACCTCGCTGCTGAATTTCGCCCCCGACCTGCCTGGCGTAGGGTCTGACCTGCTGTCCACGCTGACGGGCGCGTCGGGGGGACTGCGCACGCTAAGCGGCCTCCCGTCGCCCCTGCTGAAGAGTTTCTTCACCTATGAGGCGGCGTCCCGGTGGGGGCCGGCGCTGCTCGGCGGGCAGGGCCTGATCGGCAGGATGCTGGGGCTGGGGGGGGTCGGCGGGCTCGGCGGGCTTCTCGGCAAGGGCGGGGAGGCGCTCTTCGCCCGTGGCATGGGGGGCACGCTCGGGGATGTCGGGCTCGGCATGATGGGTGCCGGGGACGCGCTCGCGGCCCTGTCCGGTCCCGAGATCGGGCTTCCCCTCGCCGCATTCCAGCTCGGGTCATCCGCGCTCAACCGGTACGTCCCGCAGGGGGCTGCGGGGACGGCGACGGCGAACATCGCGAAATGGCAGACGCAGGTCGCAAATGCGGGGTTCGCCGGCGCGTGGCAGCCGCTCGGCCACGGCCTCCAGATGGCGACCGCCGGCGCCGCCGCCGCCCCGGTCGTGCCGGGTGCCGGGACCCCGATCGGGCCGGATGGCAGGCCCCTTCCGGCCGGCAGGGTCGGGGTCGGCATCGAGGCCGCTGTCGCGCGGTCCCCGAAGCAGCAGTACGAGCAGGCGGCGCAGGGGTTCGCCCAGCAGATGGGGGAACTGGTCAACGCCGGCCCCCAGTTGGCGGGGGCGCTGAAGCAGGCGGGGATCTAGGGCTTGAGCATGGGGGACGCATTCCAGGCCGCGTCGAACGCGCTGCTTGACATCCCGCACTCTTTCGGCCCGAACGGGAAGGTCAACCCCCAGGCTCTGCAGCAGCTAAAGGACTATGCCGCCACGATCGGCCCGATGACGCAGAGCGGCGGCGCGTTC